GCTGAAGAACAAAGTGATAGCCAAAAGCAATCCCACAGATCCAACCAATGCAAGGTCTCCAACCACCTTTAAAAAGGCTTCCAGAAGAAGCTTCTTCCTTATTAATTGCCATTTGGGCGAGATTTTGTTCATGGGCTAATTTATCAGCCATAGTTGCCAACTCATGTGCCAACTTAGCTTTTTGATCCTTATCCTCAATAACTTTATCCAATAATTTAGTTGCAGGTTCTATCAAAGAATTTATTAAACTCATTCTTTTACTTCCTCTTTTGGTGTTCTATGTACTGTTAAATTAACACTAAAAGATCTTCTTTCGCCTTTTGTTTTAAAAGGATAAACTGTGTGAAACATATGTGCAGGGAATATAATAAAATCTCCAACTTGTGGCTTAAACATAAAATTAGTTGAAGAATAAGGCAATGAAGATCCATGAAAAAATTGTATATGTCCATGACTAGGATGATGATCTTTATAATCTTCTTCCCATTCATCTTCTATTCCTTCAGGCAATTTAAGATATCCTACACAAGATACCATAGAATCAGGATGCACATGAACAGGATTATACTCACCTTCAAACTGTCTAATAAACCAACCACTTGTCGTACTAATACCATAATTAGAATTAGGATCTAAACCTGCACGACCCATAGAAGTATAAACTTCTGTATTTAATTGATACTTCATAATAAAATCTTTCATCTCTTCTATAAAAAAATTTATTATATCATCATCAAACTTTAATTCTTGTTTTACTTTACCAACTAAATTATCAGACCAATCCTCTAATTTATCATTCATAGAATTGTTTAGCTTCTCCACAAAAGATGGTGAAAGTTTTTTATATCCTATAATTGGACTAAAAGGTGTTATAAATTGTTCATCTTGTTGAGGTGTAAATATGTTAGGCATTACTTTTTCCTGTTACATATCCTGCCACAATACCAACAACACCAACCAATGCATTATTTAATAAAGCCAATATACCTTCATCAAATTTACCACCATGTTCTGATGCAATCATAAATTCGTCTACAACAATTAAACCTAACAAACCCATCAATCCAATTGCTAGTATCATAACTGTAATATCTTTTATATATTTCATCTTACATCCTATATAAAATAGCTAGTAATAAAAGAATAATAGAAGTAGCTGACCCTATTGCCCAAGCTTCAATACGTTTAATACGATTGTAAAGATCTTTAAACTGTATATGTATTTCAGTTTCTAATGCCACAACTCTTTTATCTAGCTCTGTTATTTTAGTCATTATTAACCCACATAAGCCTTACCATCTGTAATGGCTTTATCTATGGCAGTCCAATCTTCATTACCTTTCCAATCAGTTTTAGCTCTCATAGATTCTAAGTAACCATAGTTAATCTGCACTCTATTTTTCTTAGCGTCATCAGATTCTCTTGACATAACCATTAATTCACCCAAAGCATTCTTTTTTTCTGATACAATAGAGTCTATAAGGTCTTGACTATCGCCCATAGCTTTATAATCTAAAGCTAATTTGACATCTGTTCTTGTGCCATCCTCGTTAAAATATTCTTCCATTTTATTCTCCTTCTAATGTTGCAACTTTGGCTTCTAAAGTTGTTACTTTTGCTGATAATTCTTGAATAGCTTTTACTAATACAGGTATAAGTGCTGTTTCTGCGACCTCTTGAGATCCATCTTCTCTTTCATTCCAAAAGTTAAAACCATCTTTTATTCCTGAATGAGCATCAATAGCTGTTTTTACTTCTTGTGCTATAAAACCATGATTAGTAAAACTATTCTTATACTGATCTGAGGAATCTTTTTCATAATGTCTAAAAGTATCTGGCAATTCACCTTTTGTTTTAAATTTAAAAGTTCTTGGTTTTAAATCATCTATAAAGGACAAACCTACTGTGCTATCGACAATATCTTTTTTAACTCTTTCATCAGATACTGTTGACCAAGTTGTATTACCATTTGCAGCTCTAATATCATTGGCTGCTTCTCCAATAGTAAAATAACCTGCTTCACAATCAATATCATAACCTAAACCAAAAGCATAATTTGCACCTGTTGCAGTAGTTTTGTTATATGCACCAATTAAAACATTACAACAACCAGATATTAAATCTTGTTCATAAGTTCCCCCCAAATAACCTAGAATTGTATTGTCAACACCTGTTGTAATAGCATCTCCTGCATTAGCACCCACCAACGTATTATTACCATTAGAGCCTTGTACATTTTGTCCTGCTCTAAAACCAAGCCCTGTATTATTGTTACCTGTTGTTTTAGTAGTTCCATTACCAATTAAAGCATCTACACCAAGAGCAGTATTATTACTACCTGTTGTTATATTTCTTCCAGAATCAGCACCAATCAATGTATTAGAAGTTCCACTAGTTAATTCATAACCTGTCTGCCAACCCATTGCTGTGTTAAAAGTATTTGCGTTTGTAGCTTGATCCATGTTTAAAAGACACTGAAAACCCACTCCAGTATTGTTATCCATGTATCTATTACTAGCCATACATTGCTGACCAATAGCAGTGTTAGCACTTGCTGTAATAGCTGATCCAAGAGCAGAGTAACCAAAAGCTTGACCATCTCCAGTTGTTAAATCTTCTCCTGCTAAAGATCCAACTAGTGTAGAAGCTGTGCCTTGTGTTAATCTTGCACCTGCAAAATAACCAACTGCTGTATTATGACCATCTGTAGCTGTAGAATAATTTAAGTCAGATAGTGCAGTTCTACCAACTGCTGTATTTTTACTACCTAAATCATCAGACGTTAAGGCAAATGCTCCTACTGCTGTATTGTCACTTGGCTCTGTAATTAAATCACCACATTGTGATCCAATAAAAGTATTATTTTTACCAACTGTTACATTCGCACCTGCAACATAACCAACTGCTGTATTGTTAGTATCAGTAGCAGTAGAAGCCATATTTTGACTATTTAAAGTACCATAACCAATAGCTGTACTTTTATCACCAACATCATCTGAACTTAAAGCATAAGCTCCTACTGCTGTATTATCACCTCCAGAAGATAAAGCATCACCTGCCTGATATCCAATAATAACATTTTGTGAACCTGTAGATGGTCCTAAAGCAACACCACCGATTACAACATTATAAATACCAGTAGTATTGTTATAACCTGCTTCATAACCAATTGCTACGTTATAAGAAAGATTACCACTAACTGTTGTATTGTTTTGAAGTAAAGCAGAATAACCAACTGCTGTATTTCTATTTCCTGTATCTTCACCACCAAGAGCATTAAATCCTAATGCTACATTTCCAGTTCCAGTTGTTAATGCATCCCCTGAACCTGCACCAATAAGAGTATTGCTTGTACCTGTTGTAACCTGATTACCTGCACCATATCCTACAGCAGTGTTAAAAGCATCTGTGGCTGTAGTAAAATCTTGAACAAATAAAGCTCCGTTACCAACGGCTACAGAATGACTACCTTTTGTGTCATTAGCAAGAGTATTAATGCCCAAAGCTACATTACCACCTCCAACAGTCAAAGCTTCTCCTGAGTTACCACCCACTAAAGTATTCTGTGTGCCTGTTGTAATAGCATATCCTGCACCATAGCCTACTCCTACATTTAAAGCATTTGTTGCAGTGGTAAAATTTTGACTAGTTAGAGAGCCTTGTCCTACTGCTACATTCCGACTACCTAATGTATCTGAACTTAAAGCAGATGCTCCCAAAGCTGTATTAAGAGTTCCTTCAGTTAAAGCATCTCCTGCTAAACCACCTATTAAAGTATTTGCTGTGCCTGTTGTGATAGCATTACCTGCTCCATAGCCAACACCAGTATTATAGACATTACCACCAGTTGAAGTGTTTTGAGTACTTAAAGCAAATACACCAACAGCAGTATTTCTGTCTCCTTCAGTTTCAGTATGTAATGCACCATATCCCACAGCAGTATTACGTTCACCACCAACAATTTCATCACCTGCTGTAGCACCAATTAGAGTGTTTCTAACACCTGTTGTAACTGCTTCTCCTGCCTTATACCCTACTACAGTATTTTCATCACCTGTTGTAATAGCTGTTCCTGCTTCATCTCCAACAGCAACATTGTAATTACCACCAGATTGAATAGAGTTACCTGCGTTGACACCAAACCTTACATTTGATGTACCTGCTGTGGGGGTAGATATTGAACCATCGGATGCAATTTTAAATTTAGTAGTCGCAGTTTCACTTGCCCCTGTCATAAATTCCAAACTTGTAGCATTACTTGAAGAGCTAAAATCACCTTCTGATATGGCTTGTATTGAAGCACTTACTAAATTAGCATCCGTACCTGTGCCTTCATCTGGAGCTTGAAAATTTATTTTTCCTATAACATCATCAGCAGCTATATCTGCTTCAGTTGTTTGAAGATATAATTCTGCTGTACTGTTATCACCAGTATTAGGATTCTTAATATACAAACTAGGTACATTTAAATCAGCTAACGCATCTGTCACTGCTGCTCCTGATCCTGCACCATCCAAATAAACAATTTTTACATGACCATTTGGTATAGTAACTGTCGCACCTGAACCTTGTTTAATAATTATATTTTGAGATCCAGAAGTTGCATTTTCGATAATATGAACTCGACTTATGGTGTTAGGGCCAATAGTTATTGTACAAGCAGAATCTAATGTACCTGTGTATTTAATATACATAGCTCTGGCTGCGTCTGCACTACCATCTGCAACTGTTGATGCATGTGTATCAGCATTTGTTGTTATGGCTTCAGTTCCATAACCTAGAGCATCTCCGACCAACTCTAGGTTTGTATTAGTGACATTACCCCATGTACCAGAGTTGTCACCAGTAGCCATCTCAGACAATCTTAAATCATTTACATAGGTTATAGTCATATCAGTCTATCCTTACTATTGCATTGCTTGCAGTTGCAGCAGGAAACACTATTTTAAATGTTCCACCTGAAACTGTGAAATCCCCACCAAAATCTAAAACTGCAATTGCACCTCTAGCATTCGATGATGCATCTCCTAATGTTTTATTATATATTAATGCACCTCTTGCTGTAAAGGATGCAGATGTCCATTCTGGATCAGCAGCATCAAATACTCCACTTGTACTGTTTTCTGTCACTGCCTTACTACTTAATGCCAATCCACCTGCTGAATAAGCACTACCAGATGCATTGGTTATTTCATTAGATGTTGTGTAACCATCAGTTGTTGCATTTAAAGTTGCTGAGCTTGTATATAGTGCAATGTAAATATCTTCTGTATCTAAGTGATGATCACCTAGTAACAAATCTTTTTTAAACAATGTACACATTGCTTGAGTTATAGCCATATTAAATACCTCCGTTATATTCTGCTGTATAATTTCTACCCATTTCTTGAGAAAATAATTGTACAGCTTCATCAAATTTACCTTTATATAATTTTAATGTCTCTGGTGCTTTTAGAAAAGCACTAGCTTCGTAAAGTGCAGCAGATAATAATACATCTGTTGCATTTGTATCTATCCAAGTATTTGCATTAGTAGAACTTAAACCAACTGGTTTACCAATAAAATCAACTTGAAAAGCTAAAGTAGCACTAGGAGTAGGAGCTAAAGTAATTGTGGTTACAGAACCACTTCCAACATCAGCTGCTGTTTTAGTGCTATACATTATCGGAGTTCCAGTTGTACTGGAGTTAGGCCAATAATCTCTTAAATATGAATCAATTCTATGATCCAAATAAATTATATTACTACTTGATGTAATTGAAACCTGACGAATCATTCTTATACTTGGTGTACCAGTCGTAGGAGTATAATCAGCTTGCCCAACGACAAGTGTGCCTGTGAAACTATTTCTAAAACAAGGAAGGTTTGGCAATCTTTGAAACACCATTTCTTCAGCTTGTGCAATAATTACGTCTATTGAAGCTACAAGCTCTGACGAATCATTTTCTAAATAATTTTGTATATTGGCTTTTAAAGTTGTATAACTCATTTATTCACCCCAAGCTCCATCATTCCAAGCACCTGAACCCCACTCTTGATTAACTGTAACAGATTCTGTTCCTACACCACCAGTACCACCAACTCCAGTTTCTGTCAAAGAAACAACAACATTTTCTGTTCCTACACCACCAGTTCCACCTAAACCAGTTTCTGTAATAGATAAATTAAGTGCTTCAACACCGACTGAACCTGCTCCACCACTAGCTGATACCCCAGTGACTTCTACAACTGGAATTTCGACACCTACACCACCAGTTCCACCTAACCCAGTTTCTGTGATGGATGCTTCTAATGCTTCGACTCCAACTGCTCCAGTTCCACCAACACCAGTCTCTGTAATATTTAACTCTAGTGATTCTGTGCCAACTGCTCCAGTACCACCTAACCCAGTCTCTGTGATGGATGCTAGAGGAGTTTCTGTGCCAATTGCACCAGTTCCACCAACTCCACTTGGCTGTGGAAAACTTCTTACTTCCTCTTTATCAACACGATTTGTATTACCATAACCTGCAACACCTACAGTTTTTCTAGTTCGTGGATCTGCAAATGGATCAAATGTATGTGCGATAAATATAGTTACATTTTCTGCATCTGAACTTGGTCTAGGTTTAAATAATGCAGTAGCATCAATTACATTTTTAGGTGGTGTTAACTGTGGATGCTTTGCTTCCCATTCATCTGGTGCAACTCTTAATCCATCCCAAGTTGTTTTTAATTGAGTGTAAGGAACTCTGTGACCACCTCTGTCACTCATTCCAAAAGATCTTTTACCTTTTGCGTATCTAGGCATTATTCTATTACCACAGATGAAACACCAATATTACCAAAACATGGTATTCCAATATTTTTTATCTGATTTCTTGTAGAAAATATATTATAATTATATCCAATATTAACTGTAGCTGATTCTGCATCATTATCTGGTCTAGCTTTATACAAACCAGTTGTGACTTTAATATTTTTAACTGGAGTTAGTTGAGGTTGTTTTATATCAAATTCTTCAGGTGCAACTCTCTGACCTTTCCAATTTGTCAATAAATCTTTGTATGGAACTTCAAATCCACTTATGTCACATATTGCTCTTGATTTGTGACCAGTTGCATATTTAGGCATGTCATACCAAATTCAACACAGTAGGTTGAACCCTCAAACTTACACCATCATTATCAGATGAAGCTGCATGATTAAATGCTCTTTCATACATTTCATTTAATAATTGAAATTTTTCTGGTGCATATTTCATAGATAATTTAGAAGCCAAACCTGCACAAATACAATCACTCCAACGATAAGGAATATCAGCATCTTCATTTGAAGCTGTAATATCATCTAATTGGTTCATTGCCCAATAATTCAAAGTATATGCCTTATCTGGAACATTCCAAAAATATATTACTGGAGTATACTGCCTATCAATCATATACTGACTAGGTTTGCCTTTAGTTGTTTTATTAGGTATTTGATTATATTCTGATATGGTAACTCTGTTAATTGTTTGATCAGTGGAATTTTCACGAATAACTGCATCAATAATATCAATTGTTCCTACAGGTAAAGTATAATTAGTAGTGCCATCTGCCAAAGTTAAAGTGTTTTGAGTAACTGCCCAATAGTTTATTCCTCTATTTGCCCATTCAGAAAACAATAAATTTAAACTTCTACGAGCAGAAACTGCCTGATATCCAGTTCTTGTCTCTGCTCCTAAACCACAACGATCATAAGCTTCAGCTATTATTTCTTCGACACTAGGTCTAAATGCTACTGTACCAGATAATGCCATTAATACTGTTTAATACCTCTAATAATAATTTGATATGCATCACCTGCTGCACCTGCACCAGTTGTCGTAAACTTAACATCACCAGTACCATTCGTTCCAAAACTTGAAGTTGTGGGTAATCCACCAAATTTTGAAAAGTCTTGGTAACCAGATTGACCTTCAGTTAAATGCATCACAATTATATTAGTATCAGCAGCAGCTAATATCTCCACTGTCATTGCAGAAATAATCCACCAACACTCTACAATCCTTATTCCTGTGCAAGCTTCTCCATCAGCATTTGCTGCCAAAGCAGAAACATCTATTTTAGAAACTGCACTTTCATTACCAGTGTCAACATACTGATATTGAAAAGCCATAACAACCTCTCTAGTATTGTCATCTATGGTTGTAACTTTTGTAAGATCTGCCATTTATCACTCCGATATTTCGCCACGCAGTAGCATAGCTTTATATTCAGCACTCCCCTTTGGGGGAAGTGCCTTACTTTTTGAAGTTTTCTTGGTACTGACCCAAGCTTCATTGACATCAGGAGTATCTGGATTATCGGAAATAAATTTGCCAGATTTTGTTCTAGCTCTTTTTTTCTCAGCCATCTAAATCTCCATTATCTGTCTTGGGCAGCAAACATATAGTCAATGTTCATTGATTTAGTTCCTGTAGCAGAACCAGATAGTTCCATTGCTCCAAGAGCTAAATTTTCGTCATCAGGAATATTTGCTGTATGTGTGGCAACTTTATTTCTGTTTACAAAAAACTCAACAGAGCCAGTGCTCTTTACATGAAACCCAAGTGTAACTGCTGTGCCACTTGCGATATCTACACCAGAATCTGTTGTAGTTGCAGTGCCATCTTTCTCAGTCACACAATCAATATTACTGTCACCATCGTCTACTTGAAAAACAATTCGATCAGCTGCTGTTAGCATTGCTTCTGGATTAGTTGCAAAGTTTACTGTTAAACCTATACAAATATCCATTGCATCACCTTCTGCATCAGTCGGAGTTAGTTTAGTTTCAAACCAAATATCTCTACCAGATGCTACTGCAAAAATCTCATTACCTTGTATTGAAGCACCATCATTGTCAGTTGTGGCTTGTGAACTTAAAGTAACTGCACCACCTACAACATCAGCTGCGATAGCTGCTGAAGCACTACTATCTTTTACAACTGTCCAGTCATTTGTATTATCTAAAGCAACACCAGTAAAATCATCCATGTAAACCATGTAATCTGGATTGCGATCTATTGGTAAGTTTTCAAACCAACCCTTTGAATTACCTTTTCCTGAAAATAGAATAGGTCCTGAAAAATGCGTATTAGCCATGTTAATCTCCTGTCTTGGCTAGTGTCAGTTGCATTGCAACTGTCAGGATTAAAATAAAAGGGAGAGAATGAACTCTCCCTTAGTTTAGTTAGGCAGCACCTTCTGTACCGAAAATACCTCTCCAGTCAGTAAATCCGAAAGAATATCTTTCTCTTACTTTATAGCGAACATTTCCAGTTTCAAAGTCACCTTCCATCCCTTTTTTCATTGGGGATCTTTGGAACATTTTCATACCATCAGGTACATCTGTTAAAATAAAGAATGCATCTGAATCGGTTAACCTTCTCATAATATGATAACCTTGAGGTAAATAACCACCATTGCGAATTGCATTGATGTCATTATCTGCTGTTCCAGTTCTTAACTGAGATTCTAAAAGTCTCTCAGCAGTGAAGGTATATGCAGTTGGTATAATCAAAGTTGTACCTTGAGCTGCAATTCTTAAACCACGATCATCTTTCATATCTGCGATTTGAATTAGCATTGATTCAAGTGATGTCTCAGATAAATCAGCTGCTGTTGCCAAAGTATTACTTTGAGTTCCATTTGTTGTAGGATGAGATGCACTTAACAATGCAACACCATCTCCACCACCATATGGATCTGTAGTTGAAGTTGCGTTATTCAAAATATTTGCAGCTTTGATTTCCTTTGTGGAAGCCATAGATCTTGCAAGTGCTTTTGTATAACGAGAAGCAATTGAACCATACTGCCCATCTTCTTCAGCTTCCTCAGTAATTGAAAATGCTAATGCTACAGTTTCATGCTGATATCTAGCTGTCCACTGCTGACTAGCAGTATCATAACTAATAGCTGCACCTTCATCTTTAGTCGGTGCATTACCAAATCCTTGTAACAATACATCTTCTTCAAAAGCTTTTGTAGAAGTGTTAGCAGAAAAAACTGCTTCGTATTCTGGTGGATAACGATCATACTCAAGTCCAAAAAGGGTATTCAACCCTGGCTCAAGCATTTTAGCAAATTGTGCTCTATTCATAGCCATTGTCTAATCTCCCTTATATACCTGCTGTTGCCTTGAGAATATGCTCATTAATAAGCACCTCAACGACAGCATTTGCACCGAAAGCATTATCTGGTGATTCGTAAAGTCCAATAATTTTGCAAGTGGCTGTGCCATTTGCCATTGTTGAATTTAATTCAAAACCAGATTGCCCTGTCACAGTAGATCCTGCACCTGCCACAACATCAGCACAATTACCAATGTTTGTCTGAGCAGGAGATCCGTCTGACATAACTTTATAAACAATATATGGATCATCATATACATATGCGATTATATTTGTAGCAGAAGTTCCAGTTGGAAAATACTGACTATAAACATAAGAACCATCTGAAGCAGTATAAGACACACCTGCAAACACACCAATATTGTTTGTTTCTGTTGCAGTATGAGGTGTTATAACCCCATCTGCTGTTAGAATACAAAGATCACCTGTAAAAATGTTCTCTGCCAAACCACTTGTTATTGTATATTTGTTTGCACGAGGAATATTACCACTCATATGGCGAATTGGCACAAAGCCAAAGGCTGCATCAACATTAGCCATTTAAATTTCTCCTCAGAGTTAAGTTTTAATCATCCATGACAGATAGATCCCTGCCACGACTCGAATTAGACGCACGATCTTGGTAGATCCTTTGTCCAGTTTTTCGACCTAACGCATCTAGTTCTCCTGCAATTGCTTCATTAGCTTCTGAACTCTTATTTTGGTAATAATTTTTCATAGACTTATGCTTTTCTTTTGGCATCTCACAAAGTAACATGCCTTCAATCCCAATAGAACCTGCCCATTGACCATGATTGATAGTTGGGTACAACTGATCTTTCACAGTATCGGACTTGCGTGGACTCCATCCTTCACGCATACGTTTGTATACATTGTCTGGAGTTTCTTTACCCTGAATCGAGGTAGCAATCCATCGTTGAGTGTATCCTGGTCGAGGTTCTGGAGCATCCAACAATGAGGGTGGTTTCCAAGCTGTGTCTGGTCTTGTTTCAGTTTCACGCACAGAAACCCTGTTTTGATTCGCACGAATATTTCTATTTTCAACCATAGTTAGCTCCTCTGCTGTTTTCTAATTTCAGCTTCGTACTTTTTAAGACTTTGTTCATCACTAATCCCAAGTTCTCTAGCCATTGCAAGTTGATCTTTCGTCATTCGTACTCTATTGCCCTTATAAGACGAGCCACCTGTAGTTGGTGCAACTGGTTGTCTACTTTTTACTTTAGTCTTATTTGGACTTGTGCCTGATATTAACTCAGGAAACACCTTCTGTAAACGATTATTTAATTCTTCATAATAATCATTTGAATTTTTATCAAATCCTTCAGCTTCAATTTGTACATCAATAGCTCTAGCTGTCGCTGTTTCTCTCTCAAATCCTTGCTGATTAAACCAATTATTCTTCTGCCACCACTGCATAGCCTTATCTGGAACAGGATTTGATACTGTCTGTTGTGCTCTGCCAACTGTCGGTGATACCGACTGCTGAGACCTTTGTTGCTGTTGTAATTGTGCAACTCTAACAGCAGCTCTCATATCTGCCAACTGTTCTGTAAAAGCTAATTGTGCTTTTGTGTCACCTTCCTCAACAGCTTTTTCCAAAGCTTGTTTTACTTGTGAGTATCTTTGATTAAATGCTTGTTCGGTATTTTTATTCGCACCTTGCTCTAATCTTAACAGTCTAGCATTTAACTGAGCATTTTGCTCTTGCATCTCTTTAACTTGTAATTCAGCATCTTTTCTTTGAGCTACAAGTTTTTGTATTCTTTTTTGTACTTTTTCCCCATACTCTTCTTGCTTGGCTTGTTCTGCTTCTGCTTGTGCCTTTTCTTCCTCTGCCTTCTTTTCTTCGGCAACGTCTTTAGCTTCTTCAGCAGGATTATCTGTAATTTCTATTTCAAAATCTTCAGGTTCAGCCTTCGCCTTTTTTATCTCATCATTTATTTCGTTCATTACTTCTTCTTGATTTTGCATGGTTGCGTTCTCCAAGTTATGTCGCTAAATATGAAGTTACATCTACATCTTCTGGTAATATTGATGTCAATTCATCATCATTAAGCAAAAGCAGACGCACTCCATTAATTGTAACTTTCTGACCTGCATACTTTCCGTATGTTACTCTGTCACCAATTTTTGGTATTGTATCCATTCTCCATTTCTGTCCAGTGTCACGATCTTTAAATGACAAGTCACCCAAAGCAACTACACGACCATGTGCAGTCATATATTCTTCGTTATCTTGTGATTGAGATGCTAAGTACAGACCACCTTTAGTTTTCATTTTGACCTGATGAGGTTGTACTAATACTTTCCAATTTAATGGAGTTGGTAGTTGGTGCGAACCAATTTTTGATTCTGTTGTTTCGTCTTTTAATATTTCAGCATGTTGATGAGACATGTTATCCATCCTCTTTATCTAACTTTTTCATTGTTTCATCGATAATTTCAGATGCTTGTGATAAGCCTTCTGCGATACCAACGTATTTTTGATATGACTCAAAATCGGAAATCCGACCTTCAATCATTCCCTTCGCTATCTCTAGCTTCTTCTCTTCCAAGTTCTCTTTGATCTTTTGGAGTAAGTCTGTTACTGTCATCTCTCACCTTTCCAGACATAGAAACACCAGTAACATGTATAACGACATCTTTTTTATTATCAGTCATTAATACTTCTTCTTGCCTTTCATTGTCTTTTTCTTTTTCTTGCCTTTCATAGCTTTTTTACCCTTATGCATCATGTCTTTAGCTCCTTTTAAAAGTTTTGAAAATTGTGATCTTAATAACATAATGACATAAGGATAACATCAAATAAAATAATTTCAAGATAGTTTATTAAAATCCATACGCATCACAATAAGCATCTGATCCATAACATGGCTCATCTTCTTCCCAAAGATATTCATTTAGCTTGCCATCATTATCAACATGCTTTTTCATTTTATCAAATAAAACTCCCATTGTTTGCTCAAGCATTTCTTTTGCCTTAAATCTATCACCTTCGGCTTTTTTAATAAAATCTGAAAGAAGAAAAACTTTATTATGATTCCATCTATTCCCTCTAGAATCTTCTGCTTGTGTACAATAACCTTCGTGATGTATCGGTGTTCCACACTCATCTGTACCTGCATGATACAACCAAGTGTTTGGGTAAAAGAATAATCCTTTTGCTTCTGTAATATTCATTATATTTCCTTTCTTAAAAATGTTTTACCTTGTGATCTTACTTTTTTATTGCCTTTTCTTTTAAGTGCCTTCTCCCAAGATCTAGAAGTGCTATGAGTTTTTCCTCTACCTTTTATACCTTTTGACATTTTGATTCCTTTCTTACTATACGAATCACTATACCATAAATAAAATACTTGTCAAGTAGATTGTTATAAGTTATTGTTTTTATTAGGTAACAATTTTATTTAGGATTAGGGGTTGACAAACTAAACGAATCAGTATATATTAGATTTATAAGTTTTGAGAAAGGAAATATAAAATGGATATAAAAGTAACAGATTTATCAGAGGATAGTGATAGACTTACAGTAGGTAAGATACAGTGGGCAATGGAAGTTATGATGGAGAAAGTTCGTTTAGCTCATCATCATGATAAAAAGGTTTCACCAGAAGCAGATGAAGCAGTAGCTATTTTTTATGATTTTGTAAGAGATGATGGTGTTACACTTTATTGGCCTTAATTCGCACTGATGAGAGTGGGGGTTGCTCCCCCACCGAAACCGAAAGGTCTGCGATAGCAAAAAAAGAAAGGAACTAAAATGGAATTAACAGAAAATCAATTAGAGTGGATTCAAACAAAAGTGCAAGATGAAACATCTGATAAATTTAGAGAAACAATTTTAAATTGTGCTAAAGCAATTCAAAATCATAATAACACTGGTTTCAAAGTAAATGAAGATACAATTGATGCACTTTTTAGTAGAGCTTGTGATGATATAATAGATCAAGTTTTTCAACAGCACAAATGGTAAACAAACTGGGGGAGAAATCCCCCACCAACTTCAGAAAGGAGTTCCTTATGGACAATCAATTTAATAATTACCAACTTATCGCAGATGCTTGTGGTCTTGATTTAAAAATTAATTACTGGGAATCTTATGATAAAGATGATTCTGTTCATAAACACGATTTTGATTACATACTTACAAAAGGTGGTGAAAAAGTTGTCCACTGTATTGATTTTAACGCAGTTGCTCGTAAATTAGCAATGTACATTTTTACAAAAGAAGTTACTGATGTTAATCGTGGCATCTATCTTCACAACAAAAATGGAGTTACTGAATACCGATAATTTTATTGGGGTGCTTCGCCAGTATCTATAAATGGTAAAGCACCCAATGGAATGCCAAACCTTAGATTATTAATGTCTCTTAAAAGAGGATCAAACATAGCTCTTGTGTATCTAGCAGATTGTGGATTATTTATTAACACTCTTTCACTTTGTGGAGTGTCTATCGCCTTAGATGCAATATCATCATCTCTAATAGGCCCTACTGTTTTTGGTATGCCTAAACTTTGATTAAGATTTTCTTGTAGGTCATAAAATCCACCTTTACCACCACGATCTATAACATTGTCAAAATCTAAAAATCTTGGTCTACCATCAGACTGTGAAACATTTCTTAAATAAAAGGCAATGTCATCAGTCGTAACTGTATCTACATTTGTACCTTTTGGTGTTTTTATAAGTTCTGGAAAAACTTCTGTAAATTTTTTCGATTCACCACCATCTATTGATACTGTCATTTCATCTACAGGTAATACATTAAAGTTTTTTCCTTTAGCATCAATTGTAACAACTTGAGGATTTAACCTTTTTGTTGTAATTAATTCTGCTATTTCACCAAATAATAATGGTGTATTTTCAGTATAAGAAGATGCCACAAAAGGTGACTTTGACATGTAAACTTCTTTACCTAATGTCGGTCCTGATTCTTCTGGATCAGTTCCACTAAATCGACCTCTATAAAATAAATCTTCAACATCAAATCCAAGTGCTTTTGCCCTTTCCATCCTTGATTTTTTATCCATAGGTAGATCATAATTTTTCATTAAATAATCATAATCAAGTCTTTGTGCTAATTCTATTGCTCTTATTTTTTCATTTTCACTAAGTTCTCTGCCTTCTCCTCTTACTTTTTTTATAAGATTAATAAAGTTTTGAGCTTCAACTTGTTTTGGAGTTAGATTATCGAATCTTAAATTACCTAGATTAGATCCAGTTGTGTTAGGATCAATTCGTACATTTGCTAATTTATTCTTTAAACTTTTTGCAAACTCTACTAGCTTTGGTGCAAATTGTGTACCTTTCGCTATAACAGGAGGTAATACAGCACCTAATGCACCTTGCGTTATGCCAGTAGCAGTACGATCCCTTGCACCCTCACCACTTAAAAAACCTTCTGTAAATCCACTTAGAGCACCAATCGTTGCAGATCCTGCCATTACTCCCATTCTCGCAATAGCAGCAGGTGCAGTGACTGCTAATGTTGGTAAAATTCCTGTAAAAAAAGCAGCTGTGCTTGCTTCTGGATTTTCTTCATCAAAGCTTTTTAATTCTGCTCTTATGCTATCAAGATTATCACTATAAGATTTATCACCTAGCACACTCCTCATGAATGCTTCTATTTCGTCACTAGAACTAAAACTTAATCCTTGTGCAAATTGTCTACTAAAATTAGTAAGATCAGCTTGACTTAAATCTTCTATAGTCGCATCTGATGGTAACCTTATCAAACTTGACCTCCAGATAACTCTCTAGCTAATATCTGCAAAGTTTCACTAAAACTTTTATCCAGTTCCTTCGCAGCTTTGGCAAACTTTTTTGGTGATACTTCATCAGCATCTATACCTCTACGTTTTAAAAAACTTTTGGCTGCTCTTATTTCTGCCTGTGCTACTTTTTTTATTGATGCTTTTGCCATTTTACCAAGCCTTACAACTCCAGTATCTTGCCTTTGTTTTAGGACCAGGGTTATCACAGTTGTGCCTTGCCCTAAAATTTTTGCGTCTACCTTTTTGATTTTTCTTTATTTTCATGTTTGGATCTCCAAAGGTAACTCTCTTAACACGATCACCATCCATAACAAAAACAACCGACTTCTTTTTGCCATAGCTTGTCTCACCCTTCCGAATCCTACGAGGGTTACCAATCTTTACTTTTTTACCTTTATACTCAGCCATTATTTTTTATGAACTGCTAAAATTTCAAATGGTGCTTTTTTCGATGCACCTTTATGTGGTTTATATCCACCAGTTGGATTCTTCATTAATTTAAATCCTTTACCTGACTTCATCCAATGAAATCCTTTAGGTGCTTCTACTGCTTTTTTTGCCATTATTTACCCTTTTTCTTTAAATAAACTTTTTTAGCTGACGTTTTACGTTTAGTTGCTGATTTGGCAGCCTTTGATTTACATTGTGCCATTGTCGGTCTGCAATAAGGATATCCTCTTTTGCCACCAGTTCTCTTTTTTCTACCACATGGCTTACCAGTCTTACAGTCAACCCAACCTTTGCCTTTGTTCTTACCGAACCATTCCCTTAATCCACCACTGGTACTACTTTTTCTTTTTCTTGGCACTTTTCTTACCCCAGTTTTTTGCACCGACTTTACGACATTTAACTAATGCACCTGAACCATAAGCACTAGGCCAAGTACCACCACCTCTAGTATATCTAGCTTTTACTTTACGATAGCAAGCATCTCTTTTTGGTTTTTTCTTTTTTGCAGCCATTTATCTGCGTCCTTGTGTTGAAGGTGACATTTGAAACATCAATTCTTGAAATTCATTAACTTCATCAATCATTTGCTTATCAACCTTTTGCGATATACTTGGTGTCATTAAAAAAGCTCTTTGTGGATTAGATTTACCTGTTTCTTTAAGCCTTTGTGCCATATTCGTAAAAAAATCTCTAAAAATTATTTCACCAGGTACATCAAAATCTAAAGAACCTTCGTAATCACCTATGATTTCTGTGCCATACGTTCCATGAGTTGATGGTCTAAGTTCCAATGATGTTGGTTGACCAATTGAACGACCTGCTGCAAAGGATGGTACAGTTAAAAGCTCTGCATCAGATATCGCTGTGCGAATTACACCCATATTTGGAAACCCTAAGTCTTGAAATGCTTTTTTATCCATCTGTTGCCAAAGTTCTCTTCTTTTTGTACCTGCCATATTATCAACATATTCATCTATATTTTCAGATAATATACCTGGCCAATCTTTTAATTTTAATGTTTTTTTTACTAAATTATCATATTCTTTGGCTGCTTTTTTGCTAATATCACTTTGTTTAATAATTTGTAAAGTTGTATCAGACATCATCTTGGAAAAGTCACCTGCCTGACCTGCCATTGCAGTATAAACCATTAGTGGATCATCCATTTTTTCCATAGCTCTAGCTTTTGATTTCATTGCAGGAAATTCTGATGCCCAAAGACCTTCACCTTCACGCATAAAACCATGCCCACCTTCTAACTTGACTGGAGTTGTCAGTTCTGTTCCACCAACACTTGTTAATGTAGCATCTGAAGCAGTTCTATCCCCATAAGCAGGAGTTAATACACGACCTTCTAATTCTTCTATTTTTAATTTTTTCTCTGGTACAGCTAATCCTGTTTCGGTTCTTTCAAAAGGAACATCCTCTACAAAAGTAGGTAATCTTACCCTACCCATTTGAGCAGGATCAAATTGTGGTTTTGTCGGTTTAGGTAAATCACCAAGAGCACCATACCCTCTTACTGAACGTAAGAACTGATCTATGGTAGGTTCAACTAATTCTTCTTTAATTAAATTAGATAACGTACCAAATAAAGGTATTTTATCTAGCCGACTCACTTTTTCTTTTTTCTAAGCTTTTTTAAATCAGCTGCTGTAATCTTCTTTTTATTACCTGCAAGTGCAGCCAATTTCTTTTGTTTTGGTGAATATTTACTAAATGGCATATTAACCCCCTAACATTTTATTCATCATTTCTTGGATGTTATCACCTGATCCAATCTTCATAACTTTGACTTTTACGTCATCACCATGATGATCTTCCATCATTTCTTCTTCATCCATCATCTCTTCTTGTTGCTCTTCGCCAACACCATATTGATACTGGTGACATAACAATAAAAAATTTACTAGTTGATCATCAGATAACTCTAAACCTTCTGTTGTATGGGGAAATCCCATCTTTTCAATAAAAAGTTCAGCATTTTCTTCCATGTTTTCTACGTTTACTTCAGCCATTTTAAGTTACTCCTGTTTCCATAGGTTCTGTAAAAAGTTGATATTGCTCTTCTGTAACTGGATTACCTTCTGCATCATAATATAGTTTTTCACCAGTTACTGGGTTTGTTGTCATTTGACCACGATATACACTCTCAGTGCCACCAAGTTCAACTGTTTCTGGATCACTTAATGCAAATCCCTCTAACCTTTCTGGTTTAATTGGTAATCCAGTAACAGGATCAAAGTAAACACCAGATGCTTCGTCATATCTTAATATTTCATCACCAATTTCTGGATTGTACCCATATCTTGTTAAATATTGAACATTAGCATAAGGTCCTAATCCACCTTTATAAGCTCTGACAGCTTGTGCAGTTAATGGTCTTTGACTGTAGGCATAATCATATTGTAATGCATTTGAATCATCACCACCACTTATGTTAAATGGATCAGTGCCATATGCAGTATTGCTGTATATAACATCACCAGTTGTAGGATCTTTATTTGCTCTTAAATCATCAAAAAAATTAATTAATTGATTTTGATCAAAACCCTGAATAGCTCCACCAGTTACACCAGTTAATGGATTAAAACCACTAAACTCATCTAATCCAAGAGGTGTTTTTGCTGTACCATATCCACGACTTGGGTCTACCCCATATCTACTTAAATCATCTGGATCTTTAATTTTATCATTAACAACATTATAAATTTTGTCGTAATAAAAAGATCCATCAGCTAATTTAAAATTTTTACCTGCTAAAGCATTAAAAAAATTACCTTCGTTAATTATGTCATTTAAGACATCTGTACTTTGACTTCGTAAAAAGTTCTGTGTGCCAAATGATTCGGTTTGATTAAAGAATTTATTCAAATCAAATTGATTTGCATCTGGATTACTTAAAACTAATTGTTCTGGTGACAAACCAAACATTTGACCTACATCAAATCGACCAGAGCCTAAACTAAATAAATCAGTAAAATTTGTACTTGCACCAGGTTGAGAACCAATTGGATCATCAACTATATCAAAAGACTGAGGATCACCAGTTGGGTAATATCCTGTAAAACCTTTTGTCAAAACTGGTTGTGTGTAAGTTGATGGATCAAATTCAGTAAAAACATTTTCGTTTTGTTGTAAATTAGACGCATCATTTATGTAAGGAAAATCTGAAGATTGTTGTTGATAAGTTCCTAATTGTGTCGGATCTCTTGTGATATTAGTTGATCCAACTGGTATACTTTGCCCTGTACCAGTAACATCAACGTAGGTTTGTCCATTGGGAGCAGTGTAAAAAACATCATTATCACTAGGATCATCTTTGTTGGCTTGGTAAATCATTTCAGCTACTTGCTCTGGTGTTTGTTTACCACCATATTGAAATTGTGTAGGATCAACATCTTTTTTAAATTTATTGTCATTCCTATCTTCAGCAATGACAGAAGTTAATGTTAAACTTACATCAGAAGGTGGAGCACCATAAACAAACTCATCCTCTGCATATCTTTTTACATAACTCTTACCATCAGAACCTGTAAAATAAAGCATTTGTGGTTGACCACCTGCAAAAGTTTCAAGGCTATAATCTCCACCATACAACATTTGTGGTTGTGTATCAGGCATAGGTGCTGTATCAATTCGATTTTGTATTTCTTCATCAGTTAAATTTGTGCCAACATTAGCTAAAGCACCAGTGTCTTGGGTTGTTGTTTGCTGTTGCGTAGGTTGTTGTTGTGCATACTTTGCTTTAATCGCAGCTAATTTAGATTGTAGTTGTGGGTCATCTTGTGGTATTTTACCTTGATCATAATAACTATTTATTAATGCAACTACTTCTTCGCCTTCTGTCATTATCTAGCTCCTTGCATTGGCATTGATGCCATAATATTTCCTAAAGCACCACTTCCAATGCCTTTTCTTTTTAATTCCATGACTTTATTCATTAAATATTGTTCAGCATTAAACCCACCTTGTTGTGGTGGTGGAGCACCACCCATTGGCAAAGCACCTTTTATAGGACCGAAAGCCTGTGGATTAATTGGTCTTATCGTTGCTAATGAATTACTTGGGAGCATTTTTTAACATTTCCATTTGTAATTTAGCATTATTCTTTTCTCTTTCTAGTTGAAGTTCTGCTTCTAACTTAGTGATTTTAGCTTCTAAATCAGCTTTGGCTTTGGTAGCTTCTATCTGTAAATCTTGTTCTGCTTCAGCTTGTTTAATCTGTATTGAAGATTGAGCTTTGGCTTGATCAGCTTGAATTTGTGCTTGTGTCCTAGCTTTCAAGGCATCTGCTTCAAGTTTAGCAAGTTGTTGTGCATATTGTAATGGATTCTGTTGTTGTGCCTGTTGTTGTTGACCTGTCAAAGATTTCAAGGCATCGATCTGTTGCATTTGTGGTGACTGTCTAACAACTTGAGCTGCCCTTTGACTGATTAATCGATCTAACTCTGGATTAATGTCTTTTGGTTGATAATTAGGATTCTTAAAGTCTGGAACTGGTTGCATTGGCACTCCAATACTTGCTTCCATCCTCTGTCGATATAACAAGGCAACATGTTCAGCAATATGTGCAATCATGATAGGTTGCATACCCTTCGTAGCATTATTACCACCTAACATTGGATCTTGTAAAAACTGCATGTGTACAGCGATATGCGAATCATGATCTTGTTCTGGAAAAGCTTTTAATGGCTTGCCATACATCACTGACATATTTTCATCAACTGGATCAGTTCTTGGAGCTTCATCAGGTTTCTTTAGTATTTCATCAATATTAGGTATTCTGATAGCTTCATACATTCTTTTGTATGCTTCATATAAATTATGCAAATCAGGTTGTGACCTAGCCATTTCCAATACAGCTTGTGCCTGTGCAATCCTTTGAGCAGTGCTAAAGATGTTGGGGTCACTGACAGGGAGTATATCAATGCGATCATCAAAGTCAGCAGCAAATATTTCAGAGCTACTTCCAGAAAATGAAAATGTAAATTTTTCAGGCAAGTATTCTGCATTCAATCTAGCAAGCATCTTAAATTCTTGCCCTTGTGAATAATGTAGCCTTTTATGGATAGCTGAAAAAGCCTTAGAACCTTGCTCTATCAATGCAACTGTAGAACCAACAGGAGCATTTGGATTTACATCCCCAACATTCAAATCAGCTGTACTAGCAAATCTTTGACCTGCTTCAACAATAAAACCCAATAAATTAAATAAAGATGCACTAGGTTCTTTAAATGGTAATGGCATTATAGCCTTGTTAACATCGTCAACAGTCGCATCTAAATCTACAAACTCACCAGGATTGACCTGTACTTCACCACCTGCAACTCTACCTCTTAACTTAAACCCACCTTGCATATTTGCAAATGCAGCCGAATCAAGTAATGCTCTTAGTGATCCAGTGGCTGCCTTGCCTAAACCACCGATTAAATGAAATAAACCAAAACCATAGAAACCTAAACCAGGCAAGAACTTATAACTGACAAACCAATCTCTTCTTTTTTTCTTTTCGTCATCTTCTCTGTAGTTGCGTCTAATGCTAACAATCTTTTCACTATCATAATCAATTGTGATCACATATGGAGTTGCTACAGCATTTTCATCTTCTGGATCTACTTC